GCAGTAATTTGAATAAACTTTTTTTTGTCAAAGTCTTTAGAAAACACAAATCCATTAAATCTTTTTTTTCCGTCAACAGAAAAAATTACCTGCGCCCCTTCCTCAAAACTCAAATATTTGTCTTTTATTACTGTAAATTCTAGCGATTCAGGAGAGCCGTAAGCGTCGCTTTTTAACGTTATCCCGTCTTGAATTGCAGGGATAAACTGTTGTGTCTTAGTAAGTATTGATAGCTCATAGCTCATCTCAAGCCTTGCTTTGGAAGGTTGGAAAACTAACGCCTATTTTTGCAGTTATTGAGCTTGCAAGCTTCTTTATTTCGGAAGCGTAGCTAACCCCATTCACAGGATCTAAAGTGTAGGTAATTGTGTCGCCTGACTCTGAAATCTTTTTTATTTTTCGTGTTGAGTACTGCTTGTATTGCTTCAATTCCAGCCGTACTTTTACATCGGTGCCATCGCTTGCATCCTCAATGATCCTCATGTTTTCAATGGAAGAGACCATATAGGAGTAGCCAACGGGGAGTATTGTACCTTGTTTCATTTTCGCAACGACAAAAGGAAATGGGATCTTTTTTGTTCGCAACAAATTAAAGTATTCTGTAAATGCCAGAGCATCAAGGCCAGCCATTGAGTAAAGCGCAAAAGGATATGAGTTCCCCTGCGGAAATAAAGCATCAAACGAAATAGTATCTAGACCTGGTTCCTTCAAGATGTTTATTTCGCTTTCATTAATGAGATTCACGGTCTCATTATTTCCGTTTTTAGAGGTCTCCATAGACCCTGGAGTAACGGGTAATAGGACTGGCCCAATGAAGAAATAGTACATTATGCGGTCACTCCTTCAGCACTTGAGGACATGGCTTTTTTGAGCCCGCTAGTCATGCGAGAGACCACATTGTCAATATCCATATTGGAGCTAATCGAATTTCTGTTATTCGAAATCAGCTTGATGTTCTGCGATGAAATTCTATTTAAGACACGGTTTTCCATAGCGTCGCGCAAATACTGGTAGGACTTATCATTTGTATTTTTAGCGGTCTCCGCCGTGTTATCTGCAATGTCTTTTAACAAATCGTCATAAGGTGCGTTTTTATTAAAGTCAAACATACCAGGAGCTTCAAAACCACCAAGCAAAGACTTTAATTTGTCCTTAATCCGTTCTCCGATTGTGTCACCCCAATTGTATCCAGCCTCGAAAGCCTCGCCAGGGTCTAAAAGATCAAACTTTTTCTTTCCATAGGTTCCACGAGATTCGTTAAAATTGAACGTCTCAGGGGCCACGAACTTAGGCCCAATCATAAAGTCTCTTGCTTTCTGAGTAAATCCAAGAAATTTAGAAGCATAATTAGTTTTCATTACTTTATCGTAAAGCATGAGTAAAGGTTGCAAAAGCAACATCATTCCACTGATTAAATTTCCAAACATAAAGCGAACAGCGGGTATGAAACCAGTAAAAGCGTAATTTAAGGCATTGAAAACGTCAGCCGCTAAATCGCCAACTCCATCTCCAATAAGGTCAAGAAAATCAAATACATAATTTGCGGCCTGAGCGAAAGTGTTATAAAACATTGCTAAAAATTCAGCAGTCAGCCCGGCTAAAATTCCAAAGAAACTAAACGAAGCTCCCGCGAGATTGTTAAATAAAATTGTCAAAGAGGCCGCAAGCCCTACAACCGCAACGATAGCCAGCGTGACAGCACTCCAAGCAATCGCATTAACAAATGCCAATTGTAGTGTAGCTGCAATTGCTTTAAAAATTGTTGGAATGTAAGCTACCATAATAGCCGTTTTAACCGCAAGGATCCCAAATCCAACCGCACCCAAAATTGGCAGTATTTTTTTCATGTTATTTCGTGCAAAATTTACCGCTATTGCGATTTTGTCAAATCCCCATGAAGCAAAACCTATAAAATATTGAGCGGCCACGACAGCCGAATTTAAGAATGATTGAAATTTCTTAGAATTGAAAATGTCACTTATTTTT